TTCACCAAAACTACTAGATGCATTTGTTTCAATACTATCTAATGTTTTTAGTAAAAGCCCATAATTGGAAACTCCATCTGGATATGATTGTCCCACACTTATACTTGCACTCCATCTATGTACTATTTCTTTTACATCTATATTTGTATCTAAACTCTCTCCTTTTAAGAATTGTTGAGTACCATAAAAATTACTTCCTGTATACCAAGTTCCTCCTCCTTGTGTTAATACGTTGTCAGAAGAAGTTATAGATCCTGTAGTTCCTGCTGTAAAAGAACCCGTTATAGGCCATACTGTTGTTGTTGTTGAATTATCTCTATAGATCCAAGAAGTACCATTTGAAGATGTAGGTGTGTTTAAATATCTTCCTGTTCCTTCATCCCATGATTGAGATACAGCGTATGCATTTATAACATGTGTTGATACTATGTTTTTTGCTTCTGCTACTGATAATTGCAATTTAACTGATGATAAAACAGAAGATGTGAAGTTTGTATCCCCTATTAAAGAGACGGCGTTTGTTATTTCTTCATTTTTGAATTTAATAAGGATTCTTGAAGGGTAATGGTAGGGATTACTTGATCCTGGTTCTTTAACTAATTCAAGAAGCTCATCTGCTCCTGCGTTCATTGTTTTTCTATCAGGATGGCTGTATAGTGTTGTATCTGATTCAGGGAAAATAAAATAATATGCCATTTTAGTAGGTTGTTACACGTCCGTTAATATCTGAGTTAGGGTATTTTAATTCAAAAATACTTGGGTCCATTGAAGGGTAAATAACTCCATCTCTTGTTGCCTTAGTAAAACCATATTTGTATTGTGAATAACCTTGAGCTGTTCCACTTACATTATTAAATGTAAGGCTTTCTACTGTTTGTACCCCATCTACTCCTCCTATTAAATTTTGAACTTCAGAAATAGATATGGGTTGGTTTATTTGCCATTTATCTATTTGAAAATAAGATTGTAATTCCGAAATACACTGTAGGAGTACTTGTTGGTTATTGTAATTTTTAAATGTTGTTATTTCGAATTCTAATTGAAAGTTAATTATAAATGCATTTTTAATGTTAATAGCATCCGTTAACATTCTATATTGTTCTAAATAAGTAGATAGATTATTTTTAGTAGCATCATTTAATGTTGTTAAATAATTATTTGAATCATATCCTAAAGTATATAGATTTAAAGCTAATGGGTTGGGGATACGATTAGGTTCAGTTGTTAGAGGAGAGGTTTGGTCATCTTGCATTATAAAGGCTTTGGATACTCTTCCCAGTTGAGAAGGCATAGATAAGGTTCTGATTAAATAATCATTTTTTGTTACCGTTCTCTGTTGAGAAGAAAAATGAGCCATTGTGTTCATTCTTATTTCTTCTAATGTTTCTCCCGCTCCTCCCCCTCTTGCTGCTTGGGGGTTGGTACATGTTATAGAGGTTTTTGAAAAATTTATCATAGAACTATTTACATTAGGTTTATTAGTAGTTGATAAAGTTCCAACTTGTGTTATTGTATTACTATTAACATTAGATTTTAAACCTCCTCCTACAAGATAAGTAACGGTTAGTGTTGTGTTTGCAGGTACTTCTCCATATGCTCGAGTATATAAAAAGTTTGAAGGATCATAAGCTGCATCTAATTTACTTCTACCATCTTTAATTCCTAAACCTATATTATCTGGATTTGGGATAATTTGTTCGTCTGCTTTATCACTTGTACCCGCCCCAAACTGAATATCTATACTATTGTCTGATCTTACTCTGCTTATGAATCTTTTTGACTTTCTTTTTATCTTTAAAAGATAAGGTGTTTGATTATTATATTGTTGTAATGTAGGGTCATTAGTCCCTAGATTTTGTACTTCTTCAAATATAATATCTTGAGCTAAATATGGTACTTCATACCAAGTATTTCCTTCTGAGTCTGTTATAGATTCTATAGAAATTATATCAGGATCAAATAAATTAAGTGTTTTGAATTTTTCTGCTGATCCTATTATAAATGATTGAGTTTTTGTTTCTCCTGAAACTGCAGGGATTGTTTTTTTAAGTAAATAATATTCTGGGTTATTTGAGGAATCATATTGGTATACCTTTATATCTGTTGGTTCAAAGCTTGATGAAAAACCAAACCTTGAATCTTTGGTTGTATAAAAAGAGGCTCCTTCTGTTGATGTAAATGTTGAGTTTTTATTTATAGTTAAAGCAAAATCATAATCAGGTTCATAATCTTCACTTGGTTTTGAGGGTACTAATTGGGATAATTCTAAATTTACATTTGCAGCTGATGTTATTTTAGGTTTATATCCCATAGAATAAGCTAAATTATATATATTTTTTTTATCTTGAGCTAAACTTAAAAATGATTCTCTTAATTGTGTATCTGTATAAAATGAAAGGACATCTCCTACATAAGCTGCCATTTCTAAAAACATCATTCCTGGATTACCTTCACTAAAATCATTAAAGTTATTTGGAAAGTATGTTTGAGTAAATTCTATTAATTGGTTTTTAAAACCATTATAATCTTTACTTAGATATTTTACATCTTTATCTTGACTTTTATTTGATACTTTTGAATAGGCCATTAGCTAAAATTTAATTGTATTGATTGTTCGGTATTGTCTAAAAGATAAAGGTATGTTAAACTAATAAATACTGTATGTTTATCTCCTGATGTATTTATTCCTATACCCTGTAGTTTTATAGAGGGTATATAAAGGGTTATTTGATTTTGGATTTTTTCTTTTAATGATTCTAGATCTATATTTTGTTCAAATAAAAGATTTTTTATACCTATTCCATAGTTAGGTAAATTTACTCTTTCACCTGGGTAAGTCAATAAAAGATTTAATAAATTAGCCTTGATTTGTTCTTTAACAGTTTCAGTCCCCGAAAACATATTTTCTTCATCCAAAGGAAAAGCTACCCCTATCTTAACATTTTTATTAAGATCTAAGGGGTTTATTCTTCTGGCTGAATTTATTATAGGCATTTATTAGTTTCCTTTTTTATTATTTATTGCTTTCATTAAATCACTATAATCTCTTGTAACCGCATTTGCTACTGATTCAGGCATACCTGTTGTATCTTGAGACATTGGGGCTCCTGTTGCAAAAGGTTCAGCTAAACTTACAGGAGTATTTGCTACTTGTGTGTTTGTATCTCCCCTTGCTGTTTCGTTTAAAAGGTCATTTAATGCCCCATTAGAAGTATAATTTTGTTTTGGGCGTTGTTTTATAGGTTCACTACCCATAATTTGGTCTCTTAATGATTGTTTTGTTGTTTCTGGTATTGGAGTGTTTGGGGATTCAACAATTTTTTCTGTTTGTTCTATGATTGTTGGTTTCAATTCATCACGTAAATCTTCTTTAAGTGTTTTAATTTCTCTGCGTAACGCATAGTCGATTTCTTCTCTAACTATTTTTCTAATTAGATTTTCAAAGGTTTTTGCTTTCATGTTAAAATGTTTGTTTATTATAAATATAAAATTTGTTTGTTTCTTATTAAGGATTATTAATTAAATCCCAATTTGTAGTCCCACCGTAGTTTTGATACATTGATTCATCTAATCCTCCTCCTACACCTCCTCCAATATATCTTTGTTCAACTGTGGTATTTACAGTTCTTTGGAATTCTGCTCCTAATTCATATACTCTTCTTATTGCTCTTTTATCTCCCCTAGCTATTAAACCATCTAACATATTACCATAAAGTTCTTGAATTTGAGCTATTACTTGAGCTAAAGTAAGAGGGGGTGGAATTATTGGGGGTTCTACTATTGGTGGTATTATTGGTAATGTTAATTGGTTGCATTTATCTTCAAAATCCATTTCTAAATATATAATAAATGCTCTTAATTTATCAATTTCATCTACTATCATTTGAATTTGACTTTTGGATTTAGTAATACTATCAAATACTATGTTTGCTTTAGCTATATAACTATCTAATACTCTAGGTAGAGATTGAAATAGGTTTGTAAATTCAGATATTTTTGCTTTCGCTAAATTTACATTATTATTTGTTGTTGCAATTACCATTCCATTTGCTGCGGGTCCCGTAGATGCTGTTAATATAGCAGGGGCCGCCATTATAACCATATTTAATATGTCTGTTATATGTTTTATAGCATCTGTTATTTCTTTTATTCCTTCTATAGGATCCGGTATATTAGGAGATTCAGGCATTTCTAGTTTTGCTTTACTCGAAATTGATCCTATTTTTTCTTCTAAATCATTTAATGTTGTTAATCCTCCCTGTGCTATTTCATCTATTTTGTTTAACTGGTCTTTTAATTCTCTGGCCTTTTCTTCCATTTTTTTTCTTCCCTCTATACTACAAGAATCTTGATTTATATCTGCAGATAATGTTTTTATAATTTGGTCAGGACTAAGTAATTGATCTTTAAGCTCCATTACTTTTTTCTTACCTTCTGCTGTTGCTCTCTTTTTAACGTCAGTTATTACTCTACGTATACTAGTTGTTATATTATTTCTTATTGCTTGTGAAGACATTTATACTAATTTTGTGTTTTGACTTAATATATCCTCTAAATTATTTCTTACATCTTGAATTTCCTCTCTTAAACAATTAGCAATTGTTGCATTAGCTGGATTCATTCCTGTAGGAGTACCTGCTGCTGTTGTTATATGTGCTGTGTTATAACACATATCCATTGTTATATTATCCATTAAATCTAACATTTGTGTTAATAATCCCTGTAGTTCATGTCCTAAAACTGCTGGTTCTGTTGGTAATTCTCCTGTTCTTAAATTATTCAATCCCAGATATATATTAGGAGCGTTTACTATAAATTTAGCATTTTCTGAATTGTCAGTATCAAAATGAAAATTTCCTTTAGAAGAAAAACCTATAGCTTTATCAGAATATAATAATATAGCGTCTTTTTTAGCATTAAAAACTAATCTATCAGAATTTATTATTACTTGATTTCCTTGATATGTGTTTGGGGATTCTGGTATAAATTTCATTTTATTGTTTTTCAAATAGTTTTTGATTTGCTAATGCAATTTTATGAGTAAAATTATCTAAATAAAAGGTGTTTTCATCTTGGTAAGCAGTGTGGGCTTTAGGGTCTCCTGATGATATTGATTTAATTTTATGGTTATCCCCCTCTATATAAGAAATATGAACCCAAGAAAAAGAGGGAGAATAATAAGAATGATTACCTCTTTCAGGATATTCCCATATTATCTGATGGTATGATGGTATATTAAATACACACCAATTAAATAAGGTAGATGAGGGGGTACCGTCTGTAAGGACTATGTCTGCTGCATAGCCATATATATGTTGGCTGTTTTCTACTCCTCCTAA